CTTTGTGAACCCTCGACAAGTTCTTCCATTCCGAACGGTGTCTTTGCTGCATAATCAGTTATCTCGTCCATTAATTTTTTAGAACGGGTTTGTGATTGCAACAATGTATCAAATGAAACTCGATATTTTTCAAATTTTGCGGCGGTTTCTATTGCATTTTTACCGATAGCCCCAAGAGACACACCACAAATCATCAAAGGTGCTGCCATCGCCTTTAAATGTCCATTTAAAGATGCTGAGTTTTTCTTTATTTTATCAAATCCGTTGTTTGCGAGATTTTCAAAACTGCGAGTTAAACGAACAACTTTTTTTTCAACATCTTTTATGTTTTCTCCCGATTTTTGAAAGTGTCTTGCAATAGCCGTGACATTTTTACTCACATTGTCCGTGAGTGCCATTACGATACCGATTGTTTTTGTTTTTGCCATTATTTTCCACCAAACATTTTTTTGTTTCTTTCAAATTCCAAAAGCAGACTTGCTTTCAAAAATTCTTTTGTTCCACTTTCAAAAAAATCACTGACATCTAACTTGATAGCACCTTTTGCTATCAAAAATGACAAGGCGTATAAATCCTCGTCATTTTCAATTACTTTTTTAAATTATTTACGCCAATTCTTTCTTTAATACCGTATAATTCTAAAATTTGCATCGCTAATTCTGTAACTTCTACCAAGGAAGATTCTAAAAGAATATCAACAATATCAAAGGGCTCAATCGGTTTGTATTTTTGTTGTAATTCTTTGGCTGAAAAAATTGGACAACAAGCAAAAATCAATTTGCAAAAAGTTTGATATTTGTTATCCTGCATATCTTGTGCGATATCCATAACCTTGTCGGCATTAATTTTTTTTATTTCAATTTCACCGCCCAAAATTTCTGAATTATATGTTAATTTTAGCGGTTTTATAATGTTTTTTCTTTCTAAAATATCAGCAACTGTTAATTTTGTCATAAAAAAATATTCTCCTGTTTTTAATAAAGGAATGGGTATTTTTTACCCATTCCGGCCGTACGGCATCGCTCGTCAGCGATTATCGGGCAATATTAGCACTATTGCGGGGCATTCGCCTACGCAAAATCTGCCGTCTTGGATTTTGCTTCACGAAAAGTCGCTACTCGTTTCACTTCGTTGTCACTCGTATGACTTTTCGCTACTTCGTGTCTACGCTTCGCTTCGCACTACGCAAAATCCGCATCAACTGCCTCAAAACTGTATTCTTCCGTTGAAAGTTTCTTCGCCTCGAAATCCAAAAGGGCGATTTCCTCTAATGTTACGCCCGTAAAAACAACCCTTGCGTTATCATTCGCCGAAGGGTCGTTTACCGAACCAACAAGCCTGATTGCAGGAGTTATTCCGTTTTTCCAATTCTCAAATACGGCTCTCGGGATATCATAGTCGATTCGAGACAAGGTGAAACTTCCCGAAATCTCGTCCCATAACATTTGTAGTATTTACATCTTCGTAAACACCCTTGCATTTGCCCTCGAACTTTGAGACACTGCCGAGTTCTTTGTCTGTGCCGTCTATGTTGATATATAGCGTTCCGTATGTCCCCGAAACGACCTTATTCGCATCTATTGTCATATTTTGTTATCCTTTCTCACTTATGCCATAATAACCGTTGCTTTAAAATCTTCCATTGCATCTAAGAACTTAACCTTAATCTGCGGGATAACGTAAGATTGATACGTCATATTTTTAACGGTTTCATCGTCCCAGTCTGCCGCCTCTGTTTTGCCGCTTGCGAGCCACATATTTCGTTGAGCCTCAACATCTGTGTCGATAGTGTTGTCATAAGAGCCGTCTAAAATACCTGCCTCAACAAGTTCGTTAAAATAACCGTATTTGCAAGCATCGTAGAATAGTTGCTGATTTACATAAGTGTTTTTAAATTTACCCTGATAAGATTTTTTAAAGGCATATTTTAAATCCACATCTACACGTTTTGCACATTCTGCGTAAGTGATTTTTTTGAAATCCTCGGGAGTGTCAGCACCTGTTGATTTCAAAGATGTATAGCCGTTAGCGAATTTAACACATTCCAAATCTTCATCAAACTTGTAAAAACACGTTGCCTCTGCAAGAGTTTCGGGCAGTTCAACTTCTTTGTATTTGTCTATTTCTTTGTAGAGAATGGATTTCGAGTAAGGACAACCCGCCATAATGCCGATTGCATAAGGAAGTAAACGGACACCTTCAACAGTCGTGCCATCTTGAAGTGTTGCGGACGGCGTGACGAAATTTACGACATATTGGCTATCCTTTGCCACATTGTAGCATAGTACAAATTTCTTTAATTCAACCGCAAGTGCTGCAACTTTGTCTTGCTCGTCTGCGATGTCAGTGAAAACCCAATCAAATTTTTGTTTTTTTAGTGCATCAGCGACATCGTCAATGCCTGTTTTTGTTTCAAAGACAATAACTTTTTTAACGCCGTTGTCAAAAATATCTTCGACATCTGTTTTTAATTGTCCTGTGATATCTGTAATTCCGACAGGTGATGTGTAAGTTTTAACCTCATAGTCTTTTGTAAGCGTTTCATCTTTTGTGATATACAAAACTCTACCTTTTGCACCCACTTTAATCATAGCGGCGGCAAGTTTTTTGAAAATAATTTCTATTTTCGGCGTCAAATCGTCCATTGTTACAGTCATTTTAAAATCCTTTCTGTTATTTTATTGTTGTTTATTCTCATCTGAACTCACACTTCCGTCATGCTGAACTTGTTTCAGCATCTTTTTTTAGACCCTGAAATAAATTCGGGGTGACAGAAAATCAAAATAAATTCGGAATGACAAATTTAGGTACAAAAATATTTTTATTCAAAATCTTCATTTTTATAACGCAGTTTCTGCATTGTCGGCTTATCACTTGCAGGCTCGATAAGTTGCTCGATTTCAAAATCAAAACTTGCCTGTAAATAATAGTCGTCTTCGTTTGTTGTTATTGTTACGTCTAACGGCTCAATCTCTTTATTTTCAATGGCAATCGGGCAAGAAAGAAAATCGTTCAAGGTTTCTTTTAACTGCAAGAGTTCAAGAAGTTGATTTTTTTCCGAAAAATAAATAACCTCAAAACTTTGTTGAGAATTTTCAATTTTTGAATGATTTGTTGTTTTTTCGGTTACAAACCTTGTATAAAAACAAGGTCTTTCGATATTCTTAATATCCTTTATTTGTACCGTTTTTTCGGGGAATAAAGCCGTTAGTTTTTCCGAGAGAGATTTATAAATTTTGATTGTGTTAATTTTGCTCATTTTTTTATCCAAAAGTAAAATACTCAGATAATAACTTACCTGTTTCAAACTCAAGCAGTTGCGACACCTCAAATTCCGATTGCTTAAAAACTTTTTTTCCTGTTGCAAAACCAACATTTTTGCCGTGAGAAAAAATAACGTGTCCGTCTTCAATCAAGTGTGCGTGTCTTGCCGAGTTATAAACTCTTATAGCGTGGTTTCCCTCGTATGTGTAGCCTTTTCCTACTTTAAATCTTTTGTGATAATTTTTTGTTTTTTCCTTTACTTCTCTTTTGGCAATGTCTTTAACAGTTTTAAGAGAAGTTTTCGCAACTGATTTTAAAAACTTTTTGCATACATCAGGAAATAATTTTTGCATTTCGTTTAATTCCTCACTGAAATCTGTCATTTCAGAAACAATAACGCAACTTTCCGTATTTTTAGGTGTGTATGTTTTTTTTCGTCTTGCTTTTGCTTTGGCTTTTCGCCTAAATTCGTTAATCTCGGCATCAGAGTATCGCATAAGTTTACCCTATATTTGTAATGCTATGTGTTGACATTTTGGTTGTAATGTGATATAATTACAACAAGGAGATAATTGAATCATGAAGATAAAAGAAATTATCAAATTGCTTGAAGAAAACGGCTGGTATCTGTGCACACAACGAGGAAGTCACAGGCAATTCAAACACAATACTCTCAAAGGTCGTGTAACGGTTGCAGGAAAACTCTCAGACGACATTGCAAAAGGCACATTGAACAGCATTTTCAAGCAGGCGGGGTTGAAATAAACCCCACCATTTTTAAATAAAGGAGGTAAAAATGGATAACTATTTAATCATCATCGAAAGGCAAGAAAACAATTTTAGTGCTTATTGCCCTGATGTTGACGGTTGTGTTGCAACGGGAGCAACTGTGGACGAAGCAAGAAAAAACTTTTTAGAAGCCTTAGAATTTCATTTTGAGGGCTTACAAGAGGACGGTTTAGAAATCCCCAAACCAAATTCAACATTCGCTTTTTCTTCTGCGGATTGCACAGGTGTTTTAAATATAAGAACAAAAAAATCTACACATTTAAAACTTATAAAACTTGCCGAACAAGAAAACGTTTCTGTTTCGCATCTCGTTAATGATGCAATTATTAAACAATACGGTTAATGTTCCTCGTGGACAAACACTTGCATTTCAAGGTTTTTGAACCCCTCGTTTAACGAGTAATCGATTTCAAATCTTCTGCCAAAGATTTGAATAAAATTTCTATCGGGCAGAAGATTTTTGAAGTTGTAAAAAGGGTATGTGATTTTGTGCGTAGTTTTTTCGACAATCGTGTTGGCAGGGCGATTGCCCGACAACAAAGAACCGACACGAGTTTCAACTCTTGCCATAAACCTTTTTACAAGTCTTTCACCCTGTTCTTTTTCGCCGAGTTCATTCGTGTTCTCGGTTTTGTATTTTTCCCAAATCTCTATCGGTACTCTGTAAACACCTCTGTTAGTCATTTTTTATCCTTTTAAGAAAGACCCTGAAACAAGTTCAGGGTGACGAATAGTGTCATGCCGAACTCGTTTCGGAATCTGTTTCAGCATCTGTTTCAATATTTCCTCGCAC